CGGTTCTAGAGCATCGCGACCGTCCAGGCCGCGGTGTACTGCTCGCGCTCCCGGTCCTTCCGCCACCGCGCCCGGAGGGCTCCGAACTGGACGGGGTGGAGGCCCCAGAACTCCTCCTCGGAGAGCCGGAGGGACGCCCGCCCGAAGGCCCAACGCTCGAGCCATTCGGCCGACCCCCTCACCTGTTTTTTGCTTTCGCCTTCTGGAACGCGAGCTGCTCCCTTATCATCTCGACGACCGCGACGACGTTCTTGTTGTTGATGAGGATCCCGACGTCCCTCTCGGTGACGCCAGCCTCCCCGTGGGTCTTTCCCGCCTCGTCGCCCGGGACCTTCTGGTCGCGGATCCCGGCGAAGAGGAGCGTCCGGAGCTCGCGGTTCGAGTGCACGTCTATCTTCTCGACAAGCTTCCCCGTCGCCTCCTCGTAGTTGCAGGCCGCGTTAAGGTCCCACCTGAAGCTCGCCAGGAGCGGCGGGAGCGCCGCCTTCCCTTCTTGCTCCGCCATCGGTCCGCCTCCCTAGGCTAGCGCCCTCGAGACGCGCACCGCGTAGACGCGGGCGATCTTGTTCGCCTGCTGCGTCGTGACGGTGAAGGTCGTTATCGAGCCCGCCGCCCCGAGTGTCTTCGTGGACGATGGGGCGCCGCTCGTCAGGGTGTCGGTCGAGTCGTCGAAGTCGGAGTGCAGCGTTATCGTCTGTCCCGCCGCCGTGACCGTGAAGGTCAGGCCGGTCGTCCCTGTGACCACCGGGTCGACGTAGTCGTAGACCGTTGCGAGGAAGGCCGGGTTCGGCGTGCCGACCGAGACCGCCAGGCCGGTAGGTGCATCCGAGACCGTCAGGTTCAGGGAGCTCGCCCCGGAGATCTTTAGGGTCGCGCGGAATCCGACCTTGTCCCCCGGCTTCGCGTCCATCGTCTCGAAGCCTGAGACCACCGCGGAGAAGGCCCACTGCGCCCCCATCGCCGCCGGGAAGTCTATCGTGTAGTCCGACAACGTCCCGAGGTTGTAGTCCTCCAGGATCTTCATCTGCCCGTTCGAGTCGCCCGGGTAGAAATTCCCCTCGATGGGGACTTCGCCCGGATCCTTCAGACCGAGGATGAACTCCTTCTGGCCCGTCGGGCTGTCGTGCGTCGTCACGTCGATGGTGTCCGCCTTCAGTTTCACGCCGCCTATCGACGAGAGCTCCGCGACCGCGAGCCCCTCCCTCTTCAACACCGTTCCCATGCTATGCTTAGCCTGCGTCATTTTAGACCTCCTCTACCTCTACCGCGTAGTTCTGCCCAAGGACGACCGCCCCGTCCTCCCATCCGGGAATCGGGAACGGTTCCTGGTTCGCGGAGATCCTGCGGTAGAAGGATCCCCCGACCGTCTGATTCGTGACCGCCTCGAGCACTGCCTGGGCGGCCTTAAGTCGATTGTGCGCGGCGGCGATCGTCGCCGACCTCGCGATGAGCTGGAGGCCGGGCCTCGCCGTCCTCCCGCCGTCGAGAGTCCTCTCCGGGGGACTCCCTGCGTAGCCGTATAGGACTAGGACCTCGTTCGGCGACTTGGGCATGAAACCGTACTTCACGACCACCGTCGGGAGCGCCGCGGCGAGGAGCGCCATGACGTCCTGGAGCATCACTCCGTCCCGCCCCCCTTCCCCTCCACGGCCTCCGCCACCTTCGATGCGACGAAGTGCGGGATCTCGTCCTTGTACCTGTTGAACGGGTCCTCGAGGAACTTCGGCTTCGAGCCCGGCTTCGTCCAGTGGACCGGGTTCCCGAGCTTCGTCGGATCCTGCATCTCGTGGACCGGAACCGCGTGCGCGGCGCGATACCCCGCGACGACCGTAAGCGATCCCTCCTCCTCCGACTTCTCGACGTACCAGGATCCCTCGAGGTTGCCGATGCGCCTCGGGCACTCGGTCAAGGACACGGCCCCAATCGCCTCGATGGAGTCGACCATCCCCTTCCGGGCGGCCGCCATCGCCCTCGGTCCGAGGCCCTCGAGCAGCTCGACGAGCTCCTTGTCGCCCGTAATCTCGATTGAGATCCCGCCCGGCCCGACCGGGACCTTGACCTCGGTCAGAGGACCACCACCTTGTAGGCCTCCTCCCCGTTGCCGTCGTAGACCGGCGTGACCTGCAGGACCTCGCCCGCGGAGCCGTCCGGGAGCGTTATCCGGTCTCCCGTGTCGACCTCGACCTCGGGCTCTAAGAATACCCTCGCCCTCGCCGGGGCGCGCTCCCCCCGACTGTCGAGGACGAGTTTTACGAAGGGCTCCACCTTCGCGAGTCTCTTCTCCGGATCGGAGTAGGAGTCCGGGAGGCCGTCGTCGCCCGTCGAGAGTCGCCTCTCGACCTGGACCGTCTGGTTCATCAAGCCCTCGACGCTCACGTCAGCCTCCCTTGATCGACAGGATCAGGGCGAGATTCGAGATTACTGTCGTCGCGATGATGCCGATGGCCCACAGGAGGAGATCGCGCTTCCCGATCGTCTTCTCCTTGCGCTCCTTCTCGATCCGTTCCTGCTCGGCGATGCGCTGCTCGTGGTCGTTGCACTTCAGTGAGGGGCATTTGATCTTGTCGACCTTGGTCTCGATCGCGTCCACCTTCGTCTCGATGCTCCCGAGCCGGGTCGCCACCTCGACCATCACCATCTCCGGGGTCATCCCCTGGAATTCCTCGCCGAAGCTCATCCTGCCGCCTCACTTGCCGACGATCTTCCGTATCGAGCCGATGAGTTCGAGCGCGTGCGACGTCATGTGCACGAGCTCGCCCAGCGTGATCCTGTCGTCCCCGAGCGCGTCGATAATCGCGTCGCACTCGTCATACGCCGCCTGCCAGGTCGGCTTGAGCGATTCTGGAACTTCGTTCTTCTTCGAGTCGAGGTAGTTGTACGCCTCGACCACCTTCGTCCTGACCCAGGCGCGCGATGCGGGCAGCTTCACTATCGCATAGCTCAGTCCCGCCGCCACACCCGTCCCGATTAGGAACCAACCCCAATCCGGTATCATGCTGCGTTCGCCTCCTACTCCGTCAATTCCTTCTCCGATCTGTACCGGGGCACATCGCCCTGGTCCAGGTGCATCTCGTGCATGTCGCTGTCGGCGCGCACCTGCTCCTCCAGCGCGGGCGACGTCTGCGCGCCCGACGCGATGATGGCACGGTACTCGAGCAGGTAGGAGCTCGCGCCCGCCTCCTTTGCGTACGAGTAGTCCCCGATGCGCTCCGACGTGTACGCGCCCCTGCCCAGCTTGCCGCTTTCGTACAGGTGGCAGATGAGCAGGGCGTGCGCGTGATCGTAGAGCGCCGTCTCGAGCCCGGGATCCTCGGCGTCGAGAATGGACTTGGCAACCGCACTCAGGCGCGCGAAAGTCGCCTTTGTGAACTTCTTCTCATCGTCCACCACGAAAGGCGAGATCTCCGCGATCATCGCCGCCATCGCCACCATGCCGTCAGCCCTCCCGATGATCATGATGCGGCGGATGCGCCCCCGCCGCGGGGCTGTTCAACATGCCTAGGTGATCGCCGCCGTCAGGACGTAGACCCCCATGTTCAGGGTCGGGTTCTTGAGGATCGGCGCCACGACCTGCCGGAACACGTCGATCTGGTAGATTTCGCCGCCGTTCTCCGAGTCGAACTGCCTGACCTTGACCGGACCCATGCCATAGGCCGCCGCCGGACATCCGCTCGCCCCGACGATCACGGTCTTCGCGGTGACGAAGTCGGAGACGAAGATGTCGATCCCGAACCCGGGCACCTTCGCCAGGGCGCCCGGCTTGTCCGCCAGGTAGGGGACCCCCGCCCCGGTGATGTCGCCGTTCGCCGCGTACTTCGCCCACACCGCCGAGGACATGATGCAGAAGTCCGCCTTGAACGGCTTGATGGCCTGGACCGCCGTCGCTATGTCCGCGACCGGATGGCCCGTGTTCCAGACGGCCGCGCACGCCCCCGTCTGTGGGGTGACCTGCAGCGCCGTGACCACCTTCGAGTCCAGCATGTAGGCGAGCCTCGAGGCCCCCGCCTGCTTCTGCAGCATGAGCGGGTCGCCCATCTTCGACTTGAACCTCGCCTCGTCGGAGACGCCCAGCTTGATCCGGTCCTTCTTCAGGCTGAAGCTCACGTAGGAGAAGTCCGCCCCCGCGACCTCCGAGTGCTCCCACTCCTTCAGGTCCTCGTCGCCCGCCGGGATGGTCTGCACCGGTATGGTCGCGGTGAGTTCCGGCACCTGCACCGGAGTGCACAACGACACCAGGTTGCTCAGCTGCAGTTGCTTCTCCAGCAGGCCCAGGACGATGTTCTTGGCGTCCAGGCTGCCCGATATGTCCGTCGCTAACGTCACTCCGCCCATTTAGCCCACCAGCCCCACCCAGATGGTTCCTTGACCACCGCTATCGAAGGCGGTCATGGCGGTCCCGACGATGGTCGCCAGGACGGTCGTCTCCGAAATCGTTCCCGCATCCACGACGAAGCCGGTCGTGCCGGCGATGATCAGGGCGCCCTTGGCGATCGCTGCCGCCGTCGCCTTGACCTCGATCTCGCCCCAGATCAGCATGCGGACGAGCTCCGCCGCCCCGGATGCCGCATCCAGGGCGACGCCGAACTTGCCGCAGTCGGCGGTCGTCACCGGATCCCAGAACCCGTCGCTCTCCAGGTGGCAGACGTCGCCCTTGACTATGGCCGTCCCGCTCGTCACATCGATGACGATGGCGTCCTCCACGCTCTTCAGATCCCCACTTGACACGTTCTCACCTCTCCTCGACCACGACTTCGGTGGCGTACTTCTTCAGTTCCGCATCCACCGTCGCCTCGTCCTTCGCGCCCTTGCCGGCCGTGAAGGTCGCTCCTTCCTGCCTCGTGCCCTCGGCCTTGTGCCCCAGGAGCGTGCCGTAGAACGCGTCCTTGTCGCTCTCGTAGAGCTTGCGCGCCTCGGCCTCCTTCTCGCCGTGCACCATGCCCGGCGGGCACTTCGCCTTCATGACCGCCCACCGCTCGTCCGCCGCCTTCGTCTTGAAGGCTTTCAGCTCGCCCTGCAGCGTCGCGATCTCGGCGTCCTTCGCCGTGACCGACAAGCCCAGGTCCTTCGCCTCGACGTCCCTGGAGGCGAGCTTGTTCTTCAGCACCGTCAGCTCCTCCGACATCGAGGCGAGCTTCTGCTCCGTCTCCTTGTCTGCCATCTCCGTCTCTCCCTGTGCCCCTCCGGGGCCGCCCGGCGAAGTTGTCAACTTCGCCGCCCATGCCTTGAGCCGGTCTATCAGCCCCAGACCCTCCTCGAGCCCGGCGCCTTCTCCGGCCGTGATCGTCTCTCCTTTGTTCAGGATGAACACCCCCGGGTCCCCGGGCCGGTTCGCCTTTCCGTCGTCCTCGAAAAGCAATATATGGTTCGGCACGATCGGCCCCTTCACCACACCGTCCTTCATGCCGCCCATGAAGAACGCCGTGGAGGGCGAGAGCCTGCCTGCCGCCCACTTCTCCTCCAGCTCCGCGTCGTCGCCCCAATCCATGGTTGCCATGAAGCGGGAATGCCCTTCCGTCACGATGCGCGGGTCGATGAGCTTGCCCACCCGCCTCGCCTTCACCCGTGCGAGCTCCGCCTCCGGATCCAGCGCGAACGCCTTCGGCTCCGGGTGATCCTTGCCGTAGATCAACGGCGTGCCCTGCCAGGCGTCCAGCGTCGGCTCGAACTCAGAGCGCGGGATGAAGACGCGCTCGTTCGGGCTGGGAAAGAACCATCGGTCCAGGGTCTGCAGGATAGTGTCGTGCGCCTTGTTAGTCGCCGCCTCGGCCGCAGGCTCGAACGAGATCGGCTTGTAGCCGTGATCGGCGCACCACCTTTTCGCTGCCTCGGGCGTGAACCTGTCCTTGTCGAAGCGCAGCGCCTGGACCTTGCTCTTGCCGCCCGTGATGTACAAAATGGCACGGATGCCTGGCGCCATCTCCATGCTGCGCACCTCGTCGTGCTCCGCGTCCGGGTCGAGGATCCGGGCCGAATGCTCGTTTGGGTAGGGCATCTAGATCCCCCCAGGTTGGCGCCGGGAGAGCCACCTTCCACGGCGCCTAGGGATTCCTCTGGTCACGGACGCTTGCCACGCAGGGCTGACTTATCAAACGAAGTATCGACTCATTCTCGCTTTGCTTTCAAGCCCAGTCGAGCAGCATCCTCCGGCGTGTAGGGGAATCCCGTGACGATGGGCGCGAAGTCTCGGACGCAGTTCGGGTGTTCGAGCTCGTGATCCTGGGCATACTCCACCGTCCAATCCTGCCCGTTCGCGGCGGCGCAGGCGGCGCATGAGTTCGGGCCTTCATCATCGAGGACCTTGACCGTTTCGTATCCGCGTTCGGTGTAGCGACCGAGCGCGCCCTCGTTCTGGATCCGCTTCGTCTCCGTCCGGGCGACGGTCGAGGCGTGGCTCTTACGATCGCTGAAGAAGCCTTCTAGGTCGTTGGCGATCGTGCCCTCAGGATAGCCGCCTTTCACGCGCTCTTTCACGCCTGGATACTTCCCTTCGTCGATGCCTTGCTGGATGATGTCGTGCACCCGATTCCGTTCCTCCGCCTCCATGTCCGCGAGCCAAGGGACCTTCTTGCCAGAGATGATCGATGCCCCTTCCTCCCGCAGCATTTCGCCGTACGAGCGCGAGTAGTCGAGCGCCGCCTGCGTGACATGCAGCTCGTCCGGCTCGAGGCCGAGCTTGGCATGCGCGAGGATGTCACCCCTGACGTGGGCTCTGGCCGCCTCCTCGATCAACAGCTCGCGCAGCTGCTTGGAGAAGGAGGCGAACGCCTGATTGAGCCGCTCAATTGTCGTCGGGCGCATGAGTTCACTCCTCTTCGACGGCCACGACCTGCGCCCCGGCGCCGGCGCAGCAGGGGCAGGTGACCGCCTGCACCGTGCTCTCCGGATAGGGTGGATCCACGAAGCCCCGGCCTTCGCAGCCTGGACAGAGGACCTTCATCTCGTAGCGCCTCATGCCGTTCACTCCTCTTCGTGCAGCGCCCCGATCACCCTGTCGCTCAGGTCGTCGTAGAGGCGCTTGAGCCGGAGGTCGTACGCCTTCTCCTCCACGCCGGGCATGTGCTCGAGGTCGTGCTCCTTCATGACGAAGGGGAAGCCGGGGCCGGACTGCTGCTTTATCAGACGCGAGTAGGCCTCGGCGAGCTTCGCGAGCTCCTCCTCGCTCAGGTCGACCTCGCCGAGCTTGCGCCGGATCTCGTTCACGGTGAGCGCCTGCGTCTGGAACCCGACCTGCGCCTGCTTGGCCTCCAGCTCGCCGATGCCCACGTTCTGCGCCCCGATGCGCACGCGCGCCGTGTAGCCTTCATAGCCGTTCGAGTCGAGGTACTCCTGCGCCAGCGCCGAGAATGCGTCCTCGACCCACTGGTGCTGTCCCTCGATCCACATGTCGAAGAGGTCCTTCTCGGCCGCTGCATTGCCGCCGATCGTGTCGCCTTCCTTCTGCATCAGCGCAGCCGGCGCGAAGAACTCCCTGATCCGGGTCTTGAGGGCCTCGATGGTGTTGAGCGCCGCCTCGTTGTCCGTGATGTCGAGCTCCACCACCTCCATGTTCTCGCGCAGCTGATACGCCGTCCCCTTGCCCCAGCTCTTAAGGATGATGTTGGCGTAGGCGACGTCATCCCTGGTGGCGTTCTTCACCGGATTCATGACCTTGATGAAGAGCGTGGGGGCGCCCACCCGGTTCACCTTCTGCATCTGCGCCTGCCAGCAGAAGTCGAGCATGGTGATCAGCGGCACCAAGGGGATGATCTTGCTCGTGCCCGCGAGCTCTGTGCTCGTCGGGTCCGTCACCATGAACACATTGCTCAGTTGCACCTGGCGCATATCTAGTTCAGATGGCGACTGCCACCACTCGATCTCGCCCTGGTCGTTGAGGACGACGCCCTGCAGGATCTCCGAGTATGTCGTCATGACGCCCATTGGGGCCTGCGCGAATGAGTTCGGGGGAAGCCGGCGCAGCTTCGTCAGCACGCGCTCCGATCCTTCCATCTCCCATACCGGGTTGAAGAGGGCCGGACCCCAATACCAGACGTCCTCCCAGGTCTGCTGCATGCGCGTCCAGAGCGACACGTCCTTCGCCTCGAACATCTGCAGCTCGCGCGTCTGCAACTCCTCGTCGATCTCGTCCTTCGGGTCCCGGACCTCGATCATGTACCGCTCGGTGAAGATCTGCGCCCGCAGCTTGGCCACCTGATCGGCGAGATAGTTGTTCCGGGTGCAGTCCCTGATCTTCTTGGCGTCGATCTGCGGCTTGCTGTAGTAGCTCCCGGAGGCGGCGACGTACACGACGCCCTCTTCCACCGCTTCCTCCGAAGCCTTCGGCTTGCGTTTCGGCATGATCATCCCACCTTCGGCAGCAGCGTCATGTAGCCCATCGCCACCGTGTACACCTTATCATCGATGTCCGTGACCGTGATCCCGTGGAAGTACTTGCCAGGCGCCAGGTCCGCCGTGTCCTCGGGGACCAGGTGTACCACGACCACGCCATGCGTCGGGTCGGTGACCTCCACCCCGTCCCCTTCAGAATTGTCCTTGTGCAGCAACGCGACTTCGGTGTCCGCGCTCTCCTTCAGATACCAGTCCACCGTCGCGTCCGTGAGGTCCACGTCCAATCCCCCCGGGTCGTTCACCTCGAACTCGATGTCGCAGTTATCTCCCGCGACCATCTCCAGATCTTGCCCTTTCAGCACCATTTCCTTCCACCTATTCCTTCAGCCCTTTCCTCAATCGCGTCTTATCCTCGTCAGCATCCAGCTCTCTCCCCGCATCTGTCTCCCCATCGAGCGGGTCGGGATTCTTCATGGCCTGGCCGTCCATTCCAGTATCGCTTTGGCCCGAAAGCGATCTACTTGCAGCGAGCTCTGCCCTCAGTCGGCGCAGCGCCGCGACGCCAGTGACGACGCGGACGATCGCCTCGTTGAGCGTCGCCCCGTCCGCCACGCTCAGTTCCTTCCCGATGACGAGCAGCTCTGCCGCCAGCAGCAGGTCGTCGCTAATCGGCAGCGCCCTCGCCGGCACGAGCTCCGCGTCGAACAGGCCCGAGCTCTCGAGGATGACGAGCGCCCGATCGCGTGTCATGGAGTCGGCGACGGAGATTCCCTCTAGCGCCACGGTATCCTTGCCGATTCGGGCCGCGTCGTCCAGCGCCATCGCCTCCGCGATCCGCAGGCCCTTGAGTGCGACGATGGCGTCGAGCGCCGCTATGTCGTCCCGCGCGAGCACGTCCTTGGCCATGAGCAGAGCCTCGAGGAGCGAGAACGTGTCCGCGACGAAAGCGGTCTTGTTGACAAGCTTGAGGTCTCCGAGAGCGAGCGCGTCCTGGACGACCCGGCCGAGATGCCCGAACACCGAGTCGGACACGGCGGCCGAATCGACCACGAGATCCTGCCGGTCGGTCGGCGCGCCCTCGCTCACGCCAACGCCATCCGCGACGAAGAGAAAGCGCGTCTTGGCCACCTGGTCGGAGACGCCCGTCGAGTCTGCCGCGAGCAACGACTTGTCGAAGCGGCCGGCGTCCGAGAGGCCGAGCGACTCGAGGATGCTCGGCGCCCATCCCTTCAGGATCGTTTCCGCGAGCGCGATCACGTCCGTCTCGACCAGGCCCTTGAAGACGAACTTCGAGTCGCTCAGGGTCGCCCCATCGTTCTCGACGAGCCCCTTGCCGGCGAACTTCGCGTCCGCGATCGCGACACCATCTGTCTGCAGCAGGCCCTTGCCCGCGAGGACGGCGTCCGTGAGGAGCGTCGCCACCGCCTCGACGAGGCTTTTTCCCGCCAGGTCCGCGTCGGCTACGGCGATCCCGTCGGTCACGAACTTGTTGATCAGGGCGTAGATGACGTTGATGACGTCGGCTACGCCGATGGAGTCTAACTCAACTAGACCCTTGCCGGCGCGGTCGACGTCGCTCAGCCCGACCGCGTCCGCGGCGATCCCCGGCGCCATGCCCTTGTAGATGAGATCCACGAGGGCGATGGCATCTGCTTCGATTGCGGCCTTGCCCCGGTAGTCGGCGTCCGAGAGCCCGAGCGCGTCCTCGATGAGCTTCTCGATGACGAAAGACGACTGGATGACGGTCTCGACGATGTTGCCGAGCGAGTCGCTCGTAATCTGCTGCACGATCCCGGCGAAGCGGGCGAGGCGCAGGTCCGTGTCGCCTCCGCCCTGGACGTTCCTATAGAGCACCCAGACGTCGTGAGTGCCCGTGTTCGCCTCGCCGCCCATGAAGGCGTAGGAGTTACCTCCGGTGCGATAGTCAAGGGCGACCGCCGTCCCGACCGGAGCTCCGCCCGCCATGAGCTGCGCGAAGAGGTAGCAGCTCCCCGATACGACCGAGGTGGTCCAGAACACCACCTGGCGGTCCTGCGTCCGATCGACGGAGACGTGGCAACGCGAGTTCGCCATGTCGTTGTTGACCGAGGTAAGCGTGAGCGGCGTTCCGATGGTCGTCCCGGCCACCTTGATAATCTTTAGGGTCGTGCCAGACGCGCCGGATAGCCATACGACATAGATGTTACCCTGCTCATCAGTGTTCGCGCTCCAGGCGTTGGGATCCCAGAGGTCGCTGCAGATCTCCCCGATGTTGCCCAGACCGGCGTTGTAGTATTTCGCCCGTATCGAATACGACCCAGCCGCCGATCCCGTGACCCAGAGGAAGGCGGTCGTCAGGGAGCCGCCGGCGGGCAGGATGCGGATTGCGGAGGCGTTGCCATACGTCGAGTCGATGACCGTCACGCCGTTCCATCCGGTCGGCCACGACACGGAGTTGATGAATTTGGGATACTTGTAAGAGCCGCCAGAGGTCTCAAGAAAGGCCAGCCAGTAGGAGGAGTCGGAAACGCAGACGGAAACGCGGTCCATCGTGCCGGCGGAGGTGTACGCCGTGCTCGTCCCCCCAACGGTCACCCAGGTCGGGCTCGTCTGGTTCGGCGTGAGCGTGCGGAGGATGATGTTCGCCCCGGAGCGCCACGCCCATCTGAAGACCAGCGAGGCCCGATCCCAATGCACATCGTCGTCCTTGTCCTCGCTCAGGCCGGCGCCGAAGTCCTCCAGGAGGACGTAGTTCGACATGGGGTAGAGCGCCTCGAGGAAGCGCGTCTCGCTGCTCATCTTGGCATAGCGGTCGTCCTGGTAGAAGATGTAAGCCCGCTCGTACTTCTCGCGCGTTCGGAAGACGTGGTTCTGGTAGGCGCAACCGCCCTCGGCCGCCGTGTCGCTCACGTCGCACCAGGGGTAAGTGTAAGGGACTGCATCGTGGATGAGGGAGAATTCGAGGAGGGCGGCAGCGTCGGCGACGACCATCGCCTCAGGGGACTTGCGGATCGCGTCGGCGAGGGTGACGGTGTCGGTCGCCGTCTGCGACACGATTATCGCACCCACCTGGACGAAGGCCGCCTTCACTGTCCAGGATCCAGCCGTCCCCTCGAGCCAGGACATCGCGAGGACGGCCGAGAAGGCGACCTCGGCCGCGTTGAACGCCTGGGCCGTGGCGGCGAGTCCGGAGAGGACCGTGTCCGTCCCGGACCAGGTGCTGGCCGCGGTCCGCCTCTTCGCGTAGATGGTCGTCCCTGCTCTCCAGAGGACATAGGCCTCATCGCTGTCTTCGTCCATCGCGACGGTCACATCCGGGAGCGAAGTGATACCGGATACCACCGATTCCTCCGATCCCATCCCACCGCTTGGATCCCACCGCCTGAACTTGATGTCGTAGTTGCTGCCATTCGTCCTGACGTAGACAATCATCACCACATCTGAGTCGAAGCGCTTGGCAGCGTTCCAGGCCCACTTCTCGCTCATGTCAGAGGCGAGCGTTTGCTCCGAGGTCCAGGTGTCGCCGTTGGTGCCAGCTAGCAAGTCCCAATAGAGCGCATAGCCAGCCGCCGAGCTGCAATAGATGACGATGGAAGTGTTGGAGCTTGTGCCATAGGGGAAGGCGAGGACGAATGCGTCCCGGCTGCTCTTCGTCCCGAAGTAGTCGTAGGTGCCAGCCGAGCCACTTGCGGTGTTGAGATGGTCAATCTCGAATTGGTCGGTGCCAGCGTAATTGTTGTCCCTGATGATGCTCGGGTAGTTGGTCTTGCGAAGGTAAGGCCAAGTGGCATACTCGCAATAGGCGGCCGTGGCGTAGAAGACGTTGCCGACCTGGGTGTCGAGGGAGAGGGTGCCGTCGCTGTTGCAGATTGCCCGCCGGTATTTGACTATTGGATCACCCGCGTCTTGACCAACATAACCCATTAGCCAGACGGTGTAGTTGCTGTATGCTCCATCCACACCGACGTAGTTGGCGCTGAGGCTTCGGCCGTCCGAGGTGAAGTCACCGCTGTTCGACAAGGCCGCTCGCTCAGTCCAGGAAGTCTTATTGGTCGATGAGAAGACGCTCGTGCTGTTGGCCGCATTGACCAGGTGCAGCCACCAATAGCCCCGGGAGCGCCAGATCCTCCGGTGCATACTTCGGCTAATCGGGACAGGCGTGATGGTCGGGCTCGCGACGGTGTAGGGCCCGTCCGATCCATACGTCCAGGGCGGCAGTGCTTGGATAGCTACGTCGGTCAGCAGGATTGACTCGAGGATCTTGATTTGATTTGTCCATGCGACATCAGAAAGCGCGATGCCTTCGACCTCGATGACGTCCTTCTCGGTCGGCTTGTAGTATCCGACATAACGGAAATATTCGCTTGCCGCGTCGCTGGCATAGAGTTCGACGATCCCGCTCGCGTCCGTTTCCGTCGGCGCCGTGAATCCATTGACGCCGTTCGTCTCCGACTCGTGGACCAGGATGTATCTGGCGAGGGCGCTCCCGTTCTTCCTGCATCCGAAGTTGTATTCGACCCCGGTATTGGCGTTCCCGCAGACGACCTCGACGACTCGCCCATCGGCATCCAGGTAGGCCGTCAAGTCCCAATCGGTCCAGCCCGTCGCGGAGACGCTTCCGGTCTGGAAGTTCTCGACGTAGTTCAGTTTTGAATCGAAGTATCCGAGGAGGAGAACGTCCGAGGTCAGGTTGCTCGCGTAGACCTCGATCAGTCCGGTCGAAACGTCGGACTTGACGCACATGGTGAACGAGGTAACATCGGTCGTCTCGACGGTCGCGCTCTCTGCCTCGTGGATAACGAAATAACGAGAGAGTCCAGAGCCATCGGTTCTGCACCCCATGGTCGCGGCGGCCGCATCCTGTCTGTTGTTGCACATCACCTGACAGACTGAACCTTTCGGGACGGCTTGATTCGTGAAAACGTCGCGATCGGTCCATGTCGAGGCAACGGTCGGAGAGATGCTTGCGAACAATTCCGTGAAGGTCGTTCCGGTCCAGTAGCCAATCAAGTAGAATGTGATGCCCGTCACGTTATCGGCGTAGGTCTCGATGAGACCAGTGCTGGCATCGACCTTGACGTAGAAATCCGCGGTGCAAGCTCCTCCGGCTTCGCTTTCGTGCAGTTTGACATAGCGGTTGAGAGCGGAGCCGTCCGTCCTGACGCCGACGGTCCGGGCGGCGGCATCATTGACCGAGCCGATGACAATGTAGGCTATCGCTCCTTTCGGAACGGACTTATTTGTGAAGATGTCGTAGTTCTGCCAACCCGTCCCGGCGGGCGCGAAGCTGCTGAACGCCTCGGTCCATGTGGCTACCATCTCAGCGCCCCCTCAGCCGAGGGCGCTCAGCTGAACGTGTTCTGGATCTCCAGGGTCCAGGTCTCGCCGCTCGCCTTGGTGCCCTTGCTCTCGACCTTCCTCTGGAGGTTCTTGCCCGAGTCGCTGTTCGAGTTGCTCAGGGAGTATTCTTCCCATGCCTGGTTCGCGTCGCCCGTGCCGAATGTCGAGCGGTGCTTCATCGTCTGCGAAGTTATGGATGGATATGTGCCGTCCATGGCCTTGTAGACCGGGCCCGCGAGCAAGCCAGTCTGGGTCGCGTTCGCCGCCGTCGCGCTCGTGCCAGTCCCGATATAGGCATTGGCCGCGTTCCAGGCGGTCGGGCTTCCGAGTCCCGCGATGAGATTGATCAACTCCGCCAACCCTTCGTTGAGGCCGAGGTTACCGAGCGCCACGTCCTCGCCCATGAACGAGGCCGGCGGATCGCGCGCTACCTCGCGCCCCATGACCTTCGGCCCGTTCCACATCCCGTCGTCCACGTGCCGCTTGACCGCGTCCATGACAGCGCCCTTGTTGAGCGCGTCAGCCACCACTCCCGTAGGGTCCTTGAACTTGTCGAAGATCCAATGGACCTCCGTCCTGATCCCGTCCGCTAACATCTGATGCCTCGATGGCGCTAGCTGCGCCGGCACTTCCATCCTCTGGGCTGACAGATATATCGGTGCCTAGAGCGGCAGGAAGTGACCGCCCTGCCGCACGTCCCCGGAATCGTCCACCTGGCAGGCGTGCACGAACACCGTGCCCACGCGGCCGTCCCGCGCCTGGTGCTGCGCCTTCGCCCGGAACGAGGGCTTGCCGCATAAGGGACAGGTCGGCCCGGCCGGGATCCCGAAGGAGGCCGGGTATCGTGGATCTAGGAGGCATTCGCAGCGCAGGCAACGGCGGACGTCGCGGACGTGCACCTTGATGACCATCAGCTGCCCGCCGCAGAAGGGGCAATCGTCCATGCCGAGCCAAGTGCGTGGGCTGACTGATAAGCACTAGAACTTCGGCAGGCCGCCGCCGTAGATCTCCGGGATGCTCCCGCCGAAGACGGCGTCCTCCTCGGAAGGCCCAGGACCGGAGGGTTGCGTGCGCTGCAGATATGCAATCGCCTGCGTGAGGGAGTCGACCACGTCATCATGCGGCCCCTTCGGGAACGAGCTGAGCTCCTCGATCACGTCGTACAGCCAGGGCGCACTTTCCGGGAACAGCACCCGCCCGCTCTCGATCAGGGCGGTGACGGCGT